ATTGCGCCGCTACACACACACCGGGGGCGAAAGGTGACGCTGGCCGCGGACTACAGCCGGAAGCCGTCGAATGCTCGCGGTTGAGCCGGCCCGGCGACGGAAGCCGCCGGTCGGCATCCCCAAGCCCCGCCTGGCCCCCCCGACACCTGCCAAGGCGGACGTGCGCGAGTTCGTCGCGCTGGCCTCGAGGCTCGGGCTGGAGCTGTATCCGTGGCAGGTCACGGCCTCACGATACCTGACCGCGCAAGACGCCTCGCGCCATCCGCTCTACCGCGAGGTGGCGGTCGTCGTGGCCAGGCAGAACGGCAAGACCCGGCTGCTCCTGCCGTTGGTCGTGTCGCGCCTGATCGCTGGCCAGCGGATCGTCCACGCCGCGCAGCATCTCCGGTTGCCGGGCGAGTTCCACCGCGAGCTGGCCGAGACGCTGCTCAACGAGTTCCCCGACCTCGTGCCCAGCAAGCGGGGCGTGAGCTGGCGGGCCGGGCAGGAGGCCATCCGCCTCACGACCGGCGGGGTGTACGAGATCACCGCTGCCACGGGCGGAGCGCCGCGCGGACCGTCGAACGACCTCGTCATCATCGACGAGCTCCGCGAGATGACCGACGACCGCTTCCTGGCCGGCATCAAGCCGACGATGATCGCCAAGGCGAACGCCCAGATCGTCTACCTGTCGAACGCCGGGACCAGCGAATCGGTGGTGCTCAACTCCCTCCGCGCGAGGGCCGGGCAGGATCCGCGACTCGCCTACCTCGAATGGTCGGCCCCGCCCGAACTGGAACCCGACGACGTGTCGGGCTGGATCCAGGCCAACCCCGCCATCGGGCACAAGGAGGGGCTGCTCGACAACCTCGAGGACGAGTACCGCGCGGCGACCCTGGGCGGGTCGATGGCGAACTTCGAGACCGAGCACCTTTGCCGGTGGGTCGCCGCGATGGACGAGCGGCTGGTCAAGCCCGGCGATTGGACGGCTCAGGAGTTCGCCGATTCGGGCACTCCCACCCGCGCCTTCATGGCCGTCAACATGGACCCGTCGGGCGAACGGGCAAGCGCCGTCATCGCCTGGGCCGACGGGGAGAAGATCGTCCTCGACGTCCATGACACGGTCGGGTCGCCGATCGACGTGTCGCTGCTCGGTCCGGACCTCGTGAACCTCGCCAACGCCAACCGGGTGACGCTGACCACGTTCGACCCGTACACCGATGCGGACCTCGTGCGCTACATGCGGAAGCCCAAGTCGATCAACGGGCGCGAGTACGCCTCGGCTTCCGAGAAGTTCGTTCGCCTCGTGGCCGAGCGCCGGTTCCGGGTCAACGATCCCGCTGGCATTCTCGGCAAGGATCTCGAATGGACGACCCGCAAGCCCGCGCCCTACGGGTCGTTCATGGCCGTCAAGGCATCAGATGAGCACACCAACACGGCGGCCATCGCGGCGGTTCGGGCCGCATGGCTGGCATCCGCTCCCGTCCCGACCGCCCCTGCGAGGATCTACTGATGGGCCTCCGCGACAGCCTCCGCTCGCTCGTCTATGGCCCGCCCGCGAAGACGACGTGGGCGCCCGAGTTCGTCCAGAAGCAGCTCACCGCTGATCCCGATTCGGCGGTTGGCCTGCTCGAGCGAATCGCCGGTACGTCGCGGCTGGGCGTGTGGCGGCGCGTTACCGTGCGTGAAGCGTTGGGAGTGCCAGCGATCAACCGGGCGGTATCGCTCATCGGTTCGACGACCGGGATGATGTCGGTTCAGGGCTACCGGGACGGAGTGCTCATGGATGGCAAGGATGGACGGCCGTCCACGCCGCCGATCATTGCCCGGCCGGATCCAGACAACACGCCCTGGGCGTTCTATGGCGGAACCGCGGCAGACATGGCGAAGTACGGCGAGTTCGTGTGGTGGATTGCCACGCGCGACACTGATGATCAGCCTGCGGCGCTCATCCGCGTCCCGCTCAACGAACTCCAGGTAGAGGAGAACAGGGACGACCGGCGCCTCCCGACGTACATCTGGGGCGACAAGAGGGGCACCCGCTATTCGGGATCCAATCGGGGCGGCGCGTTCGTTCACGTCAAGTACATCCTCACCGAGCCGTTTGCCCTTCGCGGCGAGGGGCCATTGCAGATCTGCGGCGTCGCCAACTCGGTCGCGGTCGAGTCGCAGAACTGGGCTGGCAACTTCTACGGCGAGGGCGGGCATCCCGCCACGGTGATCAAGAAGGCGGGTGTCCTGTCGCCGACGAAGCTCGACCCTGTGACGTGGTTGCCGATGGACCCGACCGCGACCGATTACGCGACGACTGGCCGGAGCGAGGCCGATCTCCTCCGCGACCAGGTCATCGGCCGATCGAATAACACCGCGATGGTCATCGACGACACGATCGACTCGATCGACTTCAAGTCGCCCGACACGGTCGGAGCGCAGATGCTCGATGCCCGAGACTTCAACAACGGCGACGCGGCGCGGGAGTTCGGCATTCCCGGCCCCCTGCTCGAGTACGCCGCGCAGGGATCGTCGCTCACCTACCAGAACCGGACCGAGCTCAAGGGCCACTTCCTCGAGATGTGCCTGATGCCGCTCTACCTGGAGCCGATCGAGCAGGCCATGAGCGACCTGCTCACCCGCTCCACCGTGGCGCGGTTCAACGTCAAGGGCTTCCTGCGGGCCGACATCAAGACGCGCTTCGAGGTCCACGGCATCGCCATCGACAAGGGCATCTACGACGCGCCCTACGCCCAGCGTGAGGAGGGCATCGCGCCCGGCGACGTCGAGTACGCTCCGGTGCCGTTCGCGTCTCCCGCCTCGGTTCCGTCGGCGATTCCGAGGTTCGCGTCGATGCGTGACCCCCGATGTCCGGGGTGCAACAAGCTCGTTGCCCGCGTCCTCGGCCCTGGATCTGAGGTCGAATGTCCACGCTGCAAGACCATCGTCGCGGCGTGAGGTGATAGCGCTGGTATTGGCGATGTACCCACCCCACCTGCGCGCGGTCATAGCGCGGGCGCTGGAGGGCATACGCCCAACCGAGGTAGAGGCGCTTGCCGTGCGAGCCTACTCGCGATGGCTTGCACGTGGCTGTCGACGGTGAGGCACTACGTCCTCACTCGCTCAGCCTACGGTCCGGCCTGGGACATCGCGGCCAACCGGAGACGCCTGGAGATCACCCGCGCGGTAACGGCGAAGCTGATGGCCCAACAGACAGCCAAGCGGTGGACGTGGGTCGTCCTGCTCGACGAACGCGATCCGCTGCTCAAGGAGCGGATCTCTCTGTACCGCGCTTCGGCTCCGGCGTTCATCCCGCTCCTTCGCACGTCTGGTATCGACGACCCATCGCGACGGGCCTCGGCGGACTACCGAGCGCCGTGGCGCGCTCAGCTCGGGCCGGCAGACGACCAGGTGTTGATGACCCGGCTCGACGACGACGACGGATTCGCCCCGACCGCTCTCCTCCGCTACCAGCTCGCGGCTCGCAAGGATCACCGCCGGCAAGTCCTGATGTTCCCGATGGGAGTCCGGCTCTGGGATGGGAGGTACTCGCTGGTCCGCCACGAGCGGAACGCGATGCATACCCTCGTCACTCCTCCCGGCGATGAGTTGTGCGTCTACGACTACGGCCACACGAAGGTCCGCGAGACCGTCCGAACCTTCACCGTCGACAAGGTTCCTGCCTGGCTGTGGGTGCGCCACCGCGACACGCTATCCGGGCATCGGCAGGGTGACCGCCCGATCGTGCCGTTCATCCGCAAGCTGTTCCCGGCGGACTGGGCGTCTCTCGCGGAGGCGTGGCGTGACATATGACCCGCTGACCTACTGGCGCGAACGGGGCAAGACCTACTGGCGCGACTTTCGACCCGAACGGTACCGCGAGCAGGAAACCGCACTCGAGGCGGTCCTCCGGTCGTTCGCCTTCGCCTCCGTCCTCGACGTTGGGTGTGGCTTCGGACGCATCGGCGAGCTGGTGTACGCGATCAACCCGGACGTGAACTACCTGGGCGTCGATCTCTCGCCGGACCAGATCGCGGCCGCCCGCCGCTGTCTCCCGCCGTCGGCCCGGTTCGCGGTCGTGGACGCGCGGCGGCTCGATCTGACGGCGCGGTATGACCTCGTCATCGCGTCCGAGGTTCTCATGCACGTTCCTCCCGAGGACGTCGAGAATGTCGCGTCACGGCTCCGCAGGATCGGTCGCCACGTCGTAACGGTGGACTGGGAAGCCCCCGGCGAGACGGCCGGGTCGTACTGCTTCGGCCACGACTACGAGAAGCTGCTACCCGGAGCCGAAGTCGTGAGGGTCGGCCGACAGGCGATCCGTCACTGGCAATGAACGTGTTGGGCGTCTCGGCGGCCTACGACCCTGCCGGCGACCTGTGGCGGACCAGTCGCGCCTTCGCCGCCCATTCGCAATGGCGGTATCGATGCGCGGTCAACCGCCCGACGCGGTGGGCATATCCGACTGACCTGCCATGGACTCAGGTGGCCGTCGAGTGGCACCGAGCCGATGTCGTCCACATGGCTCTCGGCTTCGAGGCTGAGACGCTGCTACGTGCGCCCAGACGGCCCATCGTGATCCATCATCACGGGACATCCTTTCGCCTGCACCGTCCGAGGCTCATTGCCGAGCAACGCCGCCGGAGAGCTCGCGGCCTCGCCTCGACCCTCGACCTCGTCCTGCTCGCACCTGACGATCTCGAATGGTCGCCGACGCCCTACGACCTCGACTGGTTGGCCTCGCTCCGGGTACCGATCGACGACGGCATCATCCGGATCGCTCACGCGCCAACCAACCGGGCGATCAAGTCGACCGATGCCTTCCTCGCCGCCGTTGAGCGGCTGTCGCGGGAGGTCCAGGTCGCGCTCGTCCTGGTTGAAGGTGCCACCTGGGCCGACTGTCTGAGCCGTAAAGCCTCAGCCGACATCTACTTCGACCAGGTGATCCTCGGCTATGGCTGCAATGCGGTCGAGGCGTGGGGCATGGGCATCCCGGTGGTCGCCGGAGCGGCTCCGGCGACGTTGGCCGAGATCGAGCGTCGGGCCGGTGCGCTTCCGTTCGTCGTGGCCGATGAGGGATCGATCTACAGCGCGCTTCGGAGTCTTGTGGATCCTCCTGCGCGGGCGCATTGGGCCGCAGTCGGACTCGACTTCGCGCGTCGATTCCATGCCGCCGACGTGGCGGTGCGGCGCCTCGAGACAGTGTTTGCCTCGACATGACGACCCTGATCGCCATTCCCGTTGGCCCGAACATCACTGCCGACCTGCTCGACCGGGCTATCGTCCATGCCCTAGCCCAGACTGCCGAGGTCGTCGTGCTGGCGGTCGGCGACGGCTGCAAGCCGCCCGTCTCCATCAGGCACGACCGGCTAGTCGTCGGGCAGTTCGCCGAGCATCATTGGGCGCCGTTCGTCCAACAGGCGATGATTCTCGGCAATCCGTTCCCGTGGTACGCGCCCCACGGGGCCGACGATTGGATCGAGCCGAACCATGTCGCGTCCCTGCTCGCCTTGCGATCGCCGGTCAACGGTTCGGGGAGCATCCTGTATCACGAGGGCCGGAAGGTCACGATGATGCGCTCGCCCCGAACCTACATCGAGTTCGGCGTGCTCGATACCGCCCTGCTTCGTTCGATCGGCGGGTACAACGCCGCCGAGCCATGCGGACAGGATTCGGTCCTCATCAGCGTCCTCGTGCGCACGTCCCGGTTCGCCCTCAGCCGACGACCGACGTATCACAAGCAGCATCGCGGTGACAGCCTGACCCATCATCCCGAGACGCGCGGCGGCTCGCCGCTGCGAACTGGTGTCCGTCTTCGCAACCGGGCGGCACTTGGCGAGATGGAGCGGATCGGCTGGCGCAATAGGGAAGCCATCCTTGCATATCGAGCGGGTTTGGTGCCTCAAAAGGTTCAGGAGGAGCTAACCGAGGCGGCGTTGCTGGTGGAAAACTGGTTACATTGACAAGGCTGCTATGGTATTAGCAACCGAATAGGAACCGGACCGTGCGCTAGTCGCCAGAACCGGACTGTGGCCTTCCGCAAGTGCCCTAGAGCGGGCCAGCGGGAGGTCTTTCCTTTGAGCGAACCAGAAATCACCGAGCCGGGCCAAACCGCGCTCGCGTTGGGTGACGAGATCACCCTGACCCTGGCGAACGAGACCATCCAGACGCTCTCCGTCTCGCAGCGTCGGATCGGGCTTCGGATCGTCCCCTACAACGAAGTTGCGGTCCATCCCAAGTACGGCGCGCTCATGTTCGAGCCGGGTGCGTTCGTCACGGATCCCATGTCGGGCGCACTGGATCCCCGAGCGGTCCGGCTTCGCATGGATCACGAGGATCCTCCGACTGGCCTCGGCGATACCTACACCGACAAGGCCGACGCGCCGTACATGGAGTTCCTCGTCTCCAAGACGGAGCGCGGCAATGACCAGCTGACGCTCGCCGTCGACGGCGTGTCTCGCGGGGCGTCCGTCGGCTATTCCGAGATCGCTGGCCGATCGAAGGTCCGGCGGATGGGTGGTCAGAACGTGACCGTCTACCCGGCCGGTTCGGTCGTGCTCCTCGAGGTTTCCACCACCTGGGCGCCGACCTTTGCAGAGGCCGGCGTGATGTATGTCCTCCATAAGGAGGAGAAAGGAACAGGCCCAATGGCCGAGGCACAGGAGGTCCCGGCGACCGGGGGCGTCATCACTCCAGGCATCGACTACGACGCGATGGCAGGCGCCGTCGCCAAGGCGCTCTCGAGCGTCAACTCGGAGTCGAAGATCGACACCCTGTTGACGAAGTTCGACGAGATGGTCGAGCTCCAGCGATCACAGTTCACCGTCCCCAAGGCTGACACCCGCAAGCCGCTGCTCAAGGATTGGTTCGCGGTCACGCTCAAGCGCATGGCCGGCGAGACCGTCCCGATGTCGGAGCTCAAGGAGCTCGCGCTTGACGACATCATCACGACCGAGCAGCCGGGTCTCGTCCCGACTGTCTTCACCGCCGACTACGACGACCTGATCGATCAGTCGCGCCCGTTCCTCAACTCCACCCGGGAGGTTCGCCCGCCGGCAACCGGCAGCACGATCACCCTCCCGATCATCACGACCCGCGCGGTCGCGGGCACCCAGGCGGGCGGCCAGAAGACCGAGGTCACGACCACCGGTCCGCGGGTCGGGACCGGTTCGTTCAATGCCCAGTCGGTTCTCGCTGGTGCGGACATCTCCATCCAGATGATTCTTCGGGCCGATCGATCGTTCCTCGACCTGCTCGATGCGGAGTTCGGTGAGGCATACGCGCTGGACTGCGAGTCGAAGGCCATCGCGGCGCTCATCGCCGGTTACACCGACAGCGCATCTGTCCCCCATGCGCCCGTGAACGGCGGGGTCATGGATCCGGAGGATCCGCACTTCGGTACCGCGTTCGTGAACTCGGTGACGGCCTCCAAGCGGAAGCCCGATCACATCTGGTTGAGCATGAACGGGGTTGCCGCGTTTATCGACGCCAAGGCGCCGCTGACCAACGCCCCGCTCTACTCGAACCTCAATGCGTCGTTCACGGCGGCCGGTGGACCGGGAGGCACCATCTCCGGGTTGATCCCGGTCTACGTTCCCGCCCTCGACACCACGGCTTACGACGTCATCGTGGGGCCGGGTCGCGGGTTCGTGTGGGCCGAGGATCCGAAGATCCGACTCCAGGCCGACAACGCTGCACTCGCTGGCCGGGACATCCTGCTCGCCGGCACCCTGTTCCCGGCGCCCCGCAACGCGGACGCCTTCACGTACTACACGGTCGCCAGCTAGGTGATCGACTTCCTGGCAAGCGCGCCGCACTACCGCGAGCATCTCGCCGCGGTGGCCGGCGCATTGCCGCCAGCGGCTCGGGGCGAGTTCGTTGCCCCGAGCCAGCCCGGCCTTGACAACCCCGTCCTCGTGGCGTCCTACGGCGACCTCAAGACGGCGGAACGGATAGGCCGAACACGCATCGCGATCATGGAGCACGGCGCGGGCCAGTCCTACGGCGGTAGGGGTGGGATGCAGCACGGCTCCTACGCGGGCGGACTGCATCGAGATGGGGCGAGCCTGTTCCTACATCCGGGTCCACACCCGGCGGCGCGGGACCGACGTTCCTATCCCAGCGCGCGAGTCGAGGTCGTCGGCTCGCCCCATCTCGATACCCTGCCGAAGCGCAAGGGCAAGCCCGGACGGGAGGTGGCGTTCACGTTCCACTTCAACGGCCCGCTCTGCCCCGAAACGCGGACGGCATACCCGCACTTCTTCCCGGTCCTCGCCGGGCTGTCGGACAAGTACGAACTGCTGGGCCATGGACACCCGATGCTGTGGGAGATGGGTCGGCCCGGTCACAGGCTGGCCGACCGCTACCGAGCCCAGGGCATCGAGCCGATCCGCGACTTCCGCGAGGTGTGCGAACGGGCGGACCTGCTGATCTTCGACAACACCTCGGTCGGGTTCGCGTTCGCCGCCACCGGGCGTCCAGTGGTCGTCATGAACTCGCCGCGCTACGACAAGCGGGTCAACCACGGCTTGCGCTTCTGGGAGGCCGCCAATGTCGGGGTCAACTGCGACGATCCGGCTCGCCTTGCGGACTGCATCGAGGAGGCGCTGGCAGATCCGCCGAAGCGCCGAGCCGCTCGAGAAGCCGCCCTCGATCTCGTCTACGCCTTCCGATCAGGAGCCGCGAAGCGAGCCGCCGACGCGCTCATGGACTGGGCGGCATGAGTTACCCCGGTAGCTGGCCCACGCTCGCTGAGCTCAAGAAGATCGTCGACGTCGACCCCAACTCCAACGACTTCGACGTGACGATCCAGCGGCAACTCGACGCCGCCATCGCCCTCGTCAAGGCCCAGGTCGGCGAGTGGGATGAGCTGATCGACGTGCCCGACGACCAACTGTCCGGCGCGGCCTTGCGTGCCGCGTACCTCCTGTCGCTCAAGGAAACCCCCACCGCGATTGTCCTCGATCAGGTCTTCATGACCTACATGTCGGGCCACCATCGGAGGTTCGCAATCGCATGAGTGCCAAGGATGCCGTGCGGGCTCGGGAGCTGGCGAAGCGACCCGTCCGCGTGCCCGTCGAGACCCCGAAGAAGCCGAAGACCTCCAAGCGCGCCGAACCCGTCGAGACCGACATCGAGCGCGTGGGTTGGCGGCTGTCTGTGGACGAGGTCGAAGCCCTCGAGGTGCCGAGTGGCGACGACTAGGCTCATCGGCGGCTCTGCTCTCCGCGCGCGTTTGGCGAACATCGCCGACGTGCCGGAGACATTCGCCTCCGACTGGGCGGACGAGACGGTGGATCGCATCCGGTCCACGAAGCCCGCCTCGACACGTCCTGCGTCGTCGAAGTTCTCAACAAAGGTCGGTCGCTTCCGGGCCGGCGTGTACGGCGCCTTCTGGTGGCTGTTCGTGGACCGCGGGACGAAGGCGCACGACATCCTTCCGCGTAAGAAGACCGCGCTCAAGTTCACGGTCAAGGGCGAGACGATCTTCGCGAAGCGCGCCCACGTCGGGCGGATCCGGCGGCGCCCGTTCATCAGCCGGGCGGCTCAGGGTGCGCTTCACGACCTCGGTCGGGACGCGATCGTCAAGGCGTGGAATGGGCGCAGGCGGACCGGCAAGGGTTCGCACTCGAGATTCCTGTGACCCGGATTGCGCTCCAGACGGTCGTCCGGGCCGGGGCGGTGACGCTCGTCGACGACTACCGCACGAGTGCGGGTCTCGCCCTCGGGCAGCTCTACCGGGCGCGGCCGGCGCAGATCAAGACGCCGTCGGTCTTCGTGGACAGCCTCAGCGAGAACGCCGATTCGTTCGTGGACCTCGAATACCAGCGCGTCGTCCGCGTGGACATCCGTGTCGTGTGGGGCGTCTACGACTCCGGCGAATCAGCGGACCAACGGGACCGCTTCGTCGATGGATTCTACGCCTGGGTCGCGGAGAGCCGGGACGCCTTCGGCGGCAACTCCGACTGCCTGTGGATCGGGACCAGCGACGACGAAGCGTGGTCCCCGTCGTGGATCCCCACCGATCAGTCCGTCTACTTCTCAACCCTCGTGACCTTGGAGGGCCGCGCTTCGACATGACGTGACCGGGTCCGGGTCGGTACGGGCCAGATCAGGCAGCCATCGCACAACAGGAGAACCCCATGCCAGTCCAGGGTTTCACGCGGATGCGCCGGCATCAGTTCGGCCGGCAGACGTCATTCGGCACGGCGGTCGCCGCCAAGCGCGCCTATCCCTTCAAGGGCGTTCCCTCAGTCGATCCGCAGTGGACCGATCCTGACGTCGACGTCGGGTCGATCGATCCGGTCGTCGCCCCGTATCGCGGTGCCGGCGACTACACCGCGCCGCTGGACGATCCGGCTCTCCGCTATAACACGATCCCACTGATCCTGTCCGCCTTCTTTGGCGGCGGTGTGGTGGCGACAGGCGCCACCGCCAAGACGCGCCTGTATGCCCCGTCATCCACCACCGTCGATCCGATCGACGTCTTCACTTACGAGTTCGGTGACGACGTTGCGACGGACTGGTACCAGATGCGCGACGGCATCCTCGAGTCGTTCGAGATCACCGGCCCTGAGGGGTTGGGCGTCCTGACGGCGTCGCTGTCGTGGCGGTTCGGCGCCGTTGGCGGTTCGGGTTTTACCGACTTCCCTGACAGCCCGGTCGTCCCGACGGTCCTGGCCGTGGACCCGAACGAGGTCATGGTCTACCTCAAGGACATGGGCCTCTACATCGCCTCCGATCCCTACGACCTGACCTACTCCGGTTCGCTGATCGCGGACGCGCTCCACACGTTCACTCTCCGGGGGACACGAGAGGTCGACCAGAAGCGGTACGCCAACCAGGATCAACTGTTCGACATCGACGCCTATGCCACGGCGAGCCGACTCCTCGAGCTCGAATGCAGCTTCGCCAAGACCGCCGACACAGTCGGCATCGGCTCCGAATCAGATGCCTGGTTCAGCGAGCAGGCGGTCGATCGGTACGTCCGGCTCTATGCCGAGTCGACGATCGACGCCGACACGGGCGTTCCGTACTCGTGGGATCAGTCGTTCCCGATGCGCTACCGGACGCGCGTCGAAGGCGACAGCGGCGGCAACAGCCTGGTCATCCTGACCGGGCAGCACTTCTACGCCGCGGCCCACGACATCGGCGCCTACTCGTCCGAGGTGGTCAACACCCTCGCCGACGCGGACTTCTGAGATGGACGCCACGATGCAATGTCCCTGCCCTCCCAAGGGCGGGGAGACCAGACATCCCCAGGGCGACACGGTCAGGCTCCGCGATCGGCTCGACTACCGGACGGTGACGACAATCCGCAAGGCCATGACCGTCGTGGACACCGACGATCCACAGGTCCGCCTCGCCGAACGGCTGGCGATCTGTACCGAGTTCTACATGCTCATGGGCATCGAGAGTTGGACGCTCGTCGACGCCAAGGGCAAGCCGGTCGAGGTGAGCCACCAGGCCATCCGGGACCTCGTGTTCACATCGCCCGACGTGGAATCGGTGTCCGAGGTCGCCGAGGAGCTGTACAACCCGGTGGTCCTACTCCCTTTGGTGCTGAGGGCGTCGGCCTCCTCGCCGCCTACTCCGACGCCCTCGCCGGAGTCCGACGATTCGACCTCTCCGACGTCGGACCAGACGACGCCCCCGAAGCCCTTGAGGCCATCCTCGACTTCCACTATCCGGACGGTCGCCACCGAGACGACTACCTCATCGCCCGTTGGCGCCTCCAGTTCCTCGCAGAGCGCAGCGTCGGCAGCCTGATCCGGCTCGAAGGAGCCCGAGAAGACCAGGCCGTGAAGAACCTACAGAGGGCTGCGAATGGCCGCCACCGCTGAAACCGCGAAGCTGATCGCCAGCCTCGAGCTCCGGGACAACATGTCCAAGGGGCTGGCCTCGGCTACCCGCGGGATCGGCAAGCTCGAGCAGAAGTTCAGCACGATCGGCCCGCTCGCTCAGCGCGGCGTGTCGAGCGCGATCACGAACATCACCCGCCTCGGCCTCGCGGTCGGGGTGGGGTTGGTCGGGGCCATCGGCTTCGGCATCCGATCATTGGGGGACCTGCAACGCTCGGTCAACCAGACCAACGCGGTCATCGCCTCGACCGGCGGCAAGGCTGGCGTGTCTGCCGCCGAGGTCCGCAAGTACGCCGAATCGCTGGAGAACCTGTCCACCGTTGACGACAAGGTGATCCAGGACGGCGAGAACATGCTCCTGACCTTCACTGGGATCGGCAAGGACGTGTTCCCGCGCGCCACGAAGGCCGCGTTGAACATGGCGATCGCGATGGCCGGCGGCAACGTCGAGCAGGTCGATATGAAGGCGTCGGCCATCCAGCTCGGCAAGGCCCTGAACGATCCGGTGAAGGGAATCACGGCCCTCCGCAAGGTTGGCGTCGCATTCACCGCCGACCAGGTCAAGCAGATCAAGGCTCTCGTGAAGTCGGGCAAGGTCGTCGAGGCCCAGACGATCATCCTCAAGGAGCTCGAGACCGAGTTCGGAAAGTCCGCGGCGGCCGCCGGCAAAGGGCCGGAAGCATCGTGGCGGCGGTTGCAGGACGTCGGCGAGGATCTGAGCCAGACCATCGCCCGCGGCGTCCTGCCGGTTCTCGTGCGCGCCTCGGACTGGCTGTCGAAGAAGCTGTCCGATCCCGCGGTGGTCAAGCGGATCGACGAGATCGGCGCAGGACTCGGCCGGGCCGCCGACAAGGCGCTGGCGTTCATCGAGACCGTTGACTTCGGCTCTATCGCGGACAGCCTCGGTATCGCCGTCGGGTTCGCGGGCAACCTCGTCAACGCGTTCTTGGGCTTGCCCGAATGGGTCAAGGTCGCCGTCATTACCGGCTGGGGCCTGAACAAGCTCACTGGCGGGGCGTTGGGCGGGATCGTCGGCGAGCTGGGCAAGGGGCTCATCAAGGGCGTCCTCGGGATGAACGCCGGGGTCGTCAACATCAACGCGGGCGTGGTCAACGGGGCGGGAGGGGTTCCGGGCGTCGCGCCTGCCGCTAAGGGTGGGCTCGGGGTCCTGTCCAAGGTCTTCCTTGTCGGAGAGGCGATCGGACTGGCGGTCTTGGTCAATGAGGTCCGCAACGGGATCTCCGAATCCAATACCAACTTCGCCAAGTCGCTCGCGCAGCAGAACGCCCAATGGCTCGCCCAGAAGCCTACGAACGCCGCCCTCGAGAACGGCCTCAAGGCCGTCGAGCAGGGGATGATCAACATCCAGAAGACCGACCCGCAAGGGCTTGTCTCCGGGGAATCGCTCAAGGAACTCCAGGCTATCCGCGCCGCGATCATCAAGGATCTCGCGGAACGGCGGGCCAGCGGTAAGTCGCCCGACGAGCGCGGCGTCACGAGTCCCGCGTTCGACCTCTCCGGGTTCAAGCGGCGGCGGGACCTCGATAGCGCGGCCATCTTCGAACGGGCGCTCCTCAAGGGCTTCAAGCCGACCGACGCCGCAGTCCAAGCGACGCTCCAGCGCAACATCGTCCGCGAGCAGCAGCGCACGAAGGCCGCGGTCGATGCGGTCAAGGCCGAGGCCACCCGGACCACTGCCGCCGCCCAAGCCACCGCCGCCGCGGTCAGGGACAAGGACAGCTCCCCGAACGTCACGACCATTACGAACGTCAACGTGAGTGCGAGCGACGTCGTCCGGGTGGTCACGACGCGCTCGAGCATCGTCAAGCCGTCCGGCTCGCGCGGTCATGCGGTCGGAACCGGGCCGCTCCCGTAATGGCCGTCCGCTGGTACGTCGTCACCGCGACGGACACGACGGTCGAGATCACCGACCGGGTCCGCAAGCCGGACATCGGTGGATCGGGCGGCTTCGTCATCGGCGCCAATGCCGATGAGGGCTCGGGCGGGTCGTTCACGCTCAACGTCGACGATCCCGACGCCGACCTCCACCTCCTGAACCACCGCCGGGTCTACGCGATCGCGGAGGATGCCCCGGCAGGACATCAGCGGGTCGGCAACTGGTGGATCAGCGACCTCGACGTCATCCGGGGACTGTCGGACAAGACCGGCGCGTCGCGGACGTGGATCCTCCAGATCGAGGACGAGAACTCGATCATCCCGCGCAAGATCTTCAACGGGGTCGATGTCGATCGGCCCGTCGAGACCGACATTGAGCGGATCGACTGGTGGATGACCACCACGGAGGGGTCGGTCGTCAAGGATGACCTGTACCTCGACCGGACGGAACCGAAGGACTTGGATGCGTCCGACCTGACCGGGCAGACGGCAGACACGCTCCTGTCCGGTTGCAAGGATGCGTCGGGCAAGAACTACTTCATCTGGTTCAACGAGCTCGCCATCGCGGGGACCATCGTCTCGTCCTCAGTCGCCAACCCCACGGTCATCACGACCTCGGCTCCGCACGACCTCCTCGACGGTGCCCAGGTCACGATCAGCGGGCACACAGGTTCTACCCCCGACATCAACGGCGTCCACACGATCACGCTCATCAACGCGACGACCTTCTCGATCCCGGTCAACGTCACGGTCGGGGGGACCGGGGGGACGGTTGTCGAGCCGCGCTACTCGATCGCCTACTTCGACTTCGGCACCTACGCGAACTACACCTCGTCCATTCGCCTGTCGAACCTGCTCGCGGAGATCGACAACTCGACCACCTTCGCCATCGCGGATGGGGACAAGACTCGGCTGAACCGGGCCGGCAGGCGGATCGCGTCGGGCAACTTCAAGCCCTTCGACGGCGGGAACGTGTACGTCCAGGATCCCGCGGTTGCGGCGCTGTACGTCTCGCGCGACGTCTCCACTCCGGCGATCAACACCAAGAGTCTCGCCACCGCGACGACCGAGGCAACGCGCCAGCTTGGCGAGATGGACGAACCCGACGACCAGGTCGAAACCGAGTTCTACGTCAAGGAGGCGCAGATCAACGCCGCCATGCACGGCATGTTGATCCCGTTCCGGGCGACCCACTTCCCGAACTACACCCCGACCACCGAGCAGCCCGGCTATTCGGCCATGACCAACATGCGGATCATGAAGCGGACGGTGACGCAGGTCAGTCCGGAGAAGTTCGTCATTCACCTGTGGCTGACGCCGACTCTCTCGCCGGTCGATGTCTCCGGGATCCTGTACCGCAATGAGAGCACGGGCAACAACCCCGGTCCGCAGCTCAACCAGATCTACTGGGACAGCTCAGGCGACCTCCCCGATTCCGGTTTCCCGCCCTCCCCCACCGTAGGTCCCATCCATATCCTCGACGGTCCGCATGTCGGGGCGAAGGAATGGGCGGGCTTCGGCATCGACGGGACGGGGACCGTGGATCTTGTCTTCGGTCCGCATACCGAGGTCGCAGGGGTACCTCTCAACGGGGATGAGGTGACGATCTACCTCGCCCTCAACGGAACGGCTATCCCCGGAGCGTCCTACACGCTCGGCCCGTGTGTCGCAAGTCCGGCGTGGCCGGCCGGAACCAACGACGTCGGGATCACCGTGACCGGACTCGCAGTGGTGCCGGGTGACGAGATCACCGCTTGGCTCACCGTTCCGGGTGCGCACGGCAACTTCGGCGTGCCGCAGGGTTCCGCGGTGCAGGGGCAGAACTTCACGATCACCGGGAGCCTCGTGGCGTGAAGACCGTCCTGACCGGCACGCACATCGGCCTCGTGTCCAACGTCGCCGCGAGCGGCGTGTCGTACATCGACACGGGCGGCCTGTTCGGAGGTGGGACGCTGACCCTCGAGCAGATCCTCGCCATCATCGGCAGCGGCACGCTGAGCGATGCCTACCTCACCGTCATCGGCGGCGGCAAGGGCACGGTCCAAGCCCTCGGCACCCTCGGCGCCACGGAACTGATCGACCTCGCCAACGCCAATAAGTTCTGGGGCACGCTCGACCAGGCTTGCACCATCTCGACGACCGGCTGGACGAACGGCAAGGACTGCGCCATCTCGGTCGAACTCATCGAGGATGGGACCGGAGGCTGGACGCCGACCTTCTCCGGGGTGACGTGGATCGGCGGCACGCCTTCATGGGATACGACCGCGGGGACCGTGACCCATGTCGTGCTGTTCTCCAGGGACGGCGGGACGACGATCTATGGGGCCGTGGTGGGCGGGAACGCGGCATCCGATGGCATGGTCCCCTACCTCATCCCCACGGGCCAGACGTTCACCGTCCCCGTCAACAAGCAGGCCCTCAAGGCAATGGCAATCACCGTCAACGGCACGCTCGTCGTCAATGGCTTTCTGATCGAGGTGAACTGATGTCCGGGATCACGCTGACCGAAGTCGCGGATGCGACCATTCCGACCCCCGCCTCGGGCAAGGTCACGGTCTACTTCTCGACCGAGGAGGCGGGACCGGCATGGAAGGACGACGCGGCGGCGGTCACCGCCTTGCAGGGCACCACCGGCGCGACCGGCCCCGGCTACGCCGCCACCTCTACGACATCACTCGCCATCGGCACCGGCTCGAAGGCGTTCACAACCCAAGCTGGTCTCGCCTACTCCGCTGGGGCGAGGGTCCGGGCCTCTTCTGCGGCCGATGTCGCGGACTTCATGGAGGGCGTCGTCGCGTCGTATTCGGGAACCACCCTGACCGTCACGGTCGACCTGACCGGCGGGACCGGGACCGACGCCGACTGGAACATCAACCTCGCGGGCGAGGCCCCGTCCGTGTGGCTCGGGGCGTGGTCGGGCGCCACCGCCTACGTCGAGGGCGATGCGGTATCGAACGGCGGCTCATCCTACGTCTGCATCCTCGGCCACACCAACCAGGAGCCGCCCAACGGAACGTACTGGGATGTGCTGGCGGCGGGCGCCGGGTCCGACCTCGACGCCATCATCACGGCATCTTCGGGGCAGGACATCGCGGACGCGCTGGCAGGAGCCGCTGCGCCGGCCGCGGGCAACGTGTTCGCCACGATCGCGGACGTGGCGGCCGCGGGTGGGATCTTGTGCGTCATCACGCACAACGCCAACCAAACGATCGCCACGAGTAGCTCAACGAAGCTCCTGTGGAACACCGACACTGAGGATGCAAACGCGCTCCACTTCACGTCGGCAGCCAACCTGACCGGCACGGTGGCCAAGACGGCCACCAGCGCGAACATCGTGGGGACCGGAACGGCGTTCACGACCGAGCTCGCGGTCAACCAGGTGATCTCGATCCCGGGGACCGCGACGGAGATCGGCGTGGTCAAGGCCATCACCGACGACACGCACCTCGAGCTCTGGCAGACGATGGCAAACAACGCGACGGGCCAGACCGCCACCCGACGAAACGAGTACATCGGAATTCCCGCCGGCCGGTCGTGGGGCGAGTTGGTCGCCGGGATCGAGATCGGGTTCCACGCGACCGGCTACCGCGGCCTCGTCGTCCTCAGGAACGGTGCGGCCTTCCGGCTCGTGAAGGTCATGGCCGTGACCACCACCAGCCAGGAGACGCGGATGCAGATCAGCACGGGGAAGTTCAAGTTTGCGCCGGGGGACTACCTCGCTGTCGAGATCACCCAGACCAGCGGCGGCAACCTCGACGTGACCGGCAACACGGCCTACTCGCCGTTCCTCAGCCTGACCCTCGACTGATGGCGCTCGCCACCCGGTTCCGCTTCCATCGTCACGCGGGGCGGTTCGCCCGGACCGTCACGGAACTGATCGGCTCGGCCGGCCCCGGCTGGACCGAGTTCGCCGGATCCCACGCGGCGTCGGACAACACGCGGACGTTCATCGCGGGCAACGGCGGCAACCCGGCACCGAACGATATGCTCATTTGGGCCTACGTCCACGCCACCGATACGCTCGAGGGGCCGGTCCTGCTCTCGGACAACCTGACCCCCGCCGATTCATCGCCGGATTCGCACAACCAGACGGTCATTGCCATCCGCCCCGACGGGCATATCGTCGTGGCCTACTGCGGCCACCAGGCCAACAGCGTCTTCGTCAAGATCAGCAACGACCCCAACGACATCGTCGCCGGGTTCAGCGCCCCGATCACGATCAGCAGCGTCGGGGTCGGCACTGCGACCTACCCGCAGATCGCCTACCTCACCGCGAACGACCGGATCTATCTTCACTGGCGCTGGACCGCCGGAGGGGTATCGGGGCTCGCTCAGTCGCATTCCGACGATGGCGGGGCGACGTGGAGCGCGGCCATCCAGTTGTACGAGGGGCCGGGCGCCCTGATCTACTCCGCCTTCGGGACCAACGGGGTTGACCGGATCGACCTCGCCCTGACCGACTACGCCTCCGATCACGTCGGGGGCTTCGGGCTGTGGCACTTCTACATCGACGAAACGGGGGCTAGGTTCAAGACGGACGGGACCTCAATCGGGGCTTCACTTCCGCTGGCGACCTCGGACATGACGGAGATCGTCGCGGCGGGCGGCGACACTTACCCCTACTCCCTGGGCTTCGACGGAACAAACCCCGTCATCGCCGTGCAGTCGAAGAACGCCAACCCGGTCGAGATCGGCGAGGAACGCTGGTCCGGTGCAGCTTGGGTCTATACCCAGATCGACACGTCGGACCCGATCCCACCGAGCATCCTGTCGGTCGGAGGGGGCTGCCATGACCCCAACGATGCCAGCCGGTTCTTCTCGGGCAAGGTCGTCTCAGGCATTCAGGTGATGTTTTTCTACACCCGGACCGGCGGGGTTTGGTCGGGCGTCCAGATCCCGAACGCCGGGGCCGCGGCCAACTCTCCCGTCTACGTCTACCCGCGCGGGCCGGTCGGCGCGATCTGGTTCGGCAGCGGCTTCACCGGGAGCGACGACTTCTCGACGACGATCATCGGGTTCGGCTGAGGGCCATCAACCAATACTGCCCCAAGAGATATGGAGAGAGCGCGAGGCCGGCCCATTCGGGGTGCTTGCGGAACAGGTAGACCGCGAGCGGCATGCCGACGACCAGCCATGCGCTCCCGAACAGCCTCGACGGGCCGAGGTTGTAGGCCATGTTCGCCTCGTACCCCGACGCGCTAGTGAGGATGGCGAGCCATTCCGAAGCGTGACCGGACAGCAGCACGAGCGCCGCGTGCCCCAGGAAGATCCCGACGAACGGCCAGCGGACCCACGGCTCCCTCCACAGCAGCCATGCGAGAAGCGGGAGCTGGACCGGACGGGGCATGAGCAGGGTCAGGGTCAGGAAGGCGACGACGCCCCAGCGGTTCCCCTTCATGGCCCACCACGCCGCGACGAACGTGAGCGTGAACACGTTCCCCCACAGCAGGTCGAACCAGAACGGGAACGACAGGGCGACGATCAGCCCGACCTTCCGGGGCAGTGTCAACAGCGCGAGGAAGTGCCCGACGATGAACCCGACCGGCCCGACGGCTATGGCCAAAGGCGTCAGGACCCACGCCGCCACCGGTGAGTAGCGGTACGGCATCGGCAGCCCCGCGGCGTCGAACAGCGGGGTGTAGGGGTCGGGGCCGAGCAGCGTCCACAGCCGCCAGTCATTCGCGCCGCGCCAGTCCGGCCACGACAGCAGCTTCGCGATCAGGACGAAGTTGAGGACCGCGAGACCGACCCATAGAGGCTTGCGCCACCGCTCCGGTACCGAAAAGGCCGGGGCGGTCTTTTCGACTAGGGATATCGCCCTACTTGCCACGTCAACCAATCCTGATCACGATACGATTAGCCCATCATGGCGCCTGTTGCCGGGAACGAGAGGCGACGCTTGCTCGACTCACCGCCGTGGGGATTCTGTGGGGCGTCCTGTGACCGAGGCAATCAACCAGAAGTACCACCGGAAGGTGTATCGGGCGGCTCTTCGGGAGGCCCGGCGCGTCCTCGCCGACGTTCCTCCAGAGCAGTGCGCACGGCTTCTAGCACAGCTTGATCGGCTTGGGCTCGCAGGATCACCACCAGCTCGTGAAGATCGGGGGCGAGGGCGCGCAGGAGGTCGATGACCGGCGGCTCAGGAGGCTCCACGCCCTCGTACGCGGCCTCCAGGGCCGATGCGCTGGTGTACGGGCTGAGGAAGGCCGCGACCATGCGGATCTGCTTGGCCTGGGGCGTCGTGCGGCCGTAGATCCAGTTCTCGATCGTCGTCGGACTGACACCCGCGCTGAGCCCCAGCTCCTCCCAGCCGTCGATGCCCTTTTCGGACATGGCGACGCGCAGTACACGCTTGAGTCGGTCGGCCGCTTCTCGGTCTGCCAATGCCTCCACCCTCCCAGATGGTGACTGGATGCACCACCCTAGCAGCTTTCTTTGCGGAAGTCTATTGACAAGTTAGGCACCTTGGCCCGATACTGCAATCCATGCAGGACATCGCACCAATCCCGACTGAACCCCGGACCTGGCAGGAAGTCGCCCGTGACAGGGGGATTTCCCTGCGGCTGTTGGGGGAACTGGTCGGGCGCCCACACTCGACCATGCTCGCCTACTCGTCCCACAAGCGGACGGTCCCCCAAGAGATACTGTGGAAGCTCGCGCGGGTGCTCGGGGAGCCTGTTCGGTGAACACCCCAATTCCGGAGCTTGCAGAATCGGCAGCACCCCAAGGCGTACAGGCCCGGTGGGGGAGCGCGGTCAGCCCTGACCTAGAGGCTGCGCGGCTCCGGCTGCTCGCATACGTCGAGGTTACACCGACCTGTTGGCTGTGGACGGGCACGTTCTACACGCAGTTCGGGAAGCCGACCTACGGACAGGCATACCTCAACCGAAAGCGCATGGGCGCGCATCGGCTGTCGTACATCGTCCACGTCGGCCCGATCCCTGACGGCCTCGACATCCTCCATTCCTGTGACAACCCGCCGTGCGTCAACCCGGCTCACCTGAGCCCAGGAACGCACCGCCAGAACATCGCCGACGCCCGCGCCCGCCACGGCGAGTGGTCGCCCTACGGTGAGAAGCACGGCCGCGCCCGGCTGTCTCAGGCCGACGTGGACACGATCCGCGCCGAGCTCGCCAAGGGTGCCTACCAGCGCGTCCTAGCTGAGCGATACGGCGTCACCCAGGCGCACATCTCCCACATCGCCAAGGTCAAGCGTTGGAACGTCACGCGCCCCGAGTCTGCCGAGGTCGCGGCATGACCTGTCGTCGCTGCGGCTCCCCTACCCCACGCCTGACCCTGACCCAGCGGTACTGCCCGCCTTGCAGTGTCGAGGTTGCCGCGATCGTCCTGGCCGACGCCAAGCGACGCGCGCCCCGGTTCAGCGTCCCCAAGGATCTGACCGGCGCCGTGGGGATCGTCCTGTGACCGGCATCCAGTACGCCATCGACGGGACCGCCCAACGCCTCCTTGACGGCCTGCTCATGTTGCCGGTCGCCGCCGGGTTCGTCCTCCTGGCGATCTTCGCGGTCTGGTACCTCAACGAGTACGGGCGCGACCGATGACCCCGAGTAACGGTCTGGCAGACCTCCACACCCCGCACGCCCAGCGTGATACCGCCCTACTCCGGGCCACTCCCGGCAGCACGGGACGATTCGGCGCTGTAGACCGATCTGTAGACCACGAGGGGGAGCGATGAGCACATGCACTCGCTGTTCTCGAACAGCGACATGGAACGCCATCGGAACGTTCCGTAACGGAAGGTCTGCGCTCGATCCACGGTGCGATTGGCATCGACCCCTTGCCGTCGACCTGGGCAGCTACCTACTGCTCTGGGATCAATCGCGAAACGGGCGTGAATACCGCCTAGTTGAGATCAGAGCGATCCCTTCGGCGGTGCCGGCATGACCGTCCCTGCGGCCAAGCCAAAGTACATCCGCGGTGGACCGCCGCTCATCATGCGCTCTGGTCTGACCGGCGCGTGGTACGTGGTATCGGCCTACACGGATCACGGTAACGGTGCCATCACGGCAGGGGTCAAGCGCGAGGTCAGCGAGACCAGCGCCCGACAACTCGAGACCCTCTACCGGGGCTATGAAGCGTGGCGAAGGGGCGAGCCTTTTTCGGAACCCGCGTCATGACCCCCGACTGGACCCCGCTCGAGCTGGCCGCCATCGTCCTGGCCGCCACATGGCTGCTGGCCTTTCTCGACTACCTGGCACGCAAGCTCGGACCTGATCCGCTGAGTGAGCTGGTGGAGCGGCGGCGGCTGTGACGATCCACGAGAAGCCAGTCGGCGCGACGGTCGAGTGGTATACCCCGCCGGACCTGTTCGCGCGGTTGGGCCTGTACTTCCGAACGGATCCGGCCAGTCCCGGCGCCGATGTCGTGCCGTGGATTCCGGCGGCCGTCCACTACACCCCGACCGATGACGGACTGGCCCAGGAATGGACCGGCCGCGTCTGGCTGAACCCGCCCTACGGTCCGGCTGGCGTCGCCTTCATCGAGAAGATGATCGCGCACAAGGATGGCCTGCTCCTCCTCCCCGCGCGGACGGAGACGGCGATCTTCCAACGCGCCGCGCGAGCCGCCGACACGGTGTGCTTCCTCCGGGATCGGCTCCACTTCATTCGCAACGATGGCTTCCAGGCACGCTCGTCGTTCGGCTCAGTCCTCATGGCATGGGGCTACAAGTCAAGTCTCGCGGTGCAAGACGCCGATCTCGGTCTGACGACCAACTGGCCGGCGCTCTGGAACAGGACCGTCGCATGACCCCCCTTCCCACCTTCGTCTACGTCACGGACGCCGGGAAGCACCAGGTCGCGCGACACATCGGCGACCGCCACCGCCTCGACGTGGGTCCGCCATGGCCGACCCCGCGACAGGCCATCGACTACGCCAAGGCCCTCGACGCCGCACGAGGCGTCTCCCCCATCCGTTCAGGTGAGCCGTTCATCGCTGGTCCCGTGGCCCTACCGACTACTAGCGAAGCGGCTGGGTTTCCCCCCACCTCGCCGCTTCGCGGGTCGCCGGTCGTCGTCACTAACGAGCGGGGCTGACCCCGGCTGGAGCGTCGCGCCTGAACGGCGCTCCGGCTGCATTCAGGCATTCAGGTAGCAGACAGGAGTTCAGGCCATCGGACAAGTCGTCTACATGCCCTGTCTAGACGGAGCGCCCCATCGCTGGGATGACGCGCAATGGACCAAACGCTGCACCGTCTGCCAGTGGTTCCGCGAGGACATCCGGATGTACATCGGGATGGTCCACGAGTGGGACGACGAACAGGAAGGCATCTGTGACTGGTGCATAGAAAGAGCGAAGCGCGTGGCCGCGCAAGAGGTTCGCCGCGAGGCGAGCTGGGCTCGGGCTAGGGAAGACAACCGCCTCTACTTCGAACGACTCGAACAGCGACAAAGGAGAAATCAGGAATGGCAAAGAACGTGGGCCGAGCAACAGGCACAGACAGCACTGAGGCAACAGCGACAGCACCAGCGAAAGCGGTTGCGCGAGGGGCATCAGACACTAACGGCCATTCGTCGGCTCCTCGCACACGGAGCGCGGTCCTAGCCGCGTCTGGCGTCCAGACAGGAGAGGACTTCGCCAACCTCATGAGTTCGCTCATGAGCGATGTCATCGAAGGCAACATCACGCCCATCGTCGCCAACGCGACCGTGAATGCGGGCGGGAAGCTGCTCAAGGTCGTCGAGATGCAGTACCGCTACGGATCTCCCAAGGACCAGCGCCCGATGACGCTGACCTTGGCTCCGGGCGCGGGGCGCTGATCCGATGATCGACACGCAGCCGGACGCAATCCGGCTCCACGCCCGAGCGGAAACGCTCGTCACCTGTCCGGGCTGCGGGAAGACCGGCGACTGTCGCCGGATCGGCGGTGGCGCTGAGGCATCTCGCTTCCGCTGTCACGCCTATCGCTTCAGCCCCTACACGCAGAACGAGTGTCGGTTCGTGTTCGTCATCGACGATCGGCAGTTGCAGAGATTCGCCTGACCCGATATAGCCGCCGGCCTCCCGAGCTTTGGGGCATTGAAGGGCCGGCGGCACTCCACCAGAGGGGAGCGTTAGGAAGTATGAGCGACAAGTCCGCCATCGAATGGACCGACGCCACATGGAACCCGGTCACGGGCTGTTCCAAGGTGTCGCCGGGCTGCGCTAACTGCTACGCCGAGACGCTGAGTCTCCGGTTCGGTCGGTCGAAGCTGCCGTGGACGCCGGAGAACGCCGCCGAAAACGTGGTGCTCCACCCAGAGCGGCTCGGCCTTCCGAAGACGTGGCGCGACGGTCGAATGGTCTTCGTCAACAGCATGAGCGACCTGTTCCACGAGCTGGTGCCGTTCGACTACATCGTCCAGGTCTTCAACGTCATGTTGCAGACCGAGCGGCACACCTTCCAAGTCCTGACTAAGCGGCCGGAGCGTATGGCCCGCGTCATGGGTTCGCTCGCCGCCGCTGCCGGGCCGTGGCTGGAATGGCCGCTGCCGAACGTTTGGCTGGGAACGTCGATCGAGAATGACCGATGGGTCGGGCGGGCCGACGACCTCCGCGCAACGCCGGGCGATTGGACCCGCTTCCTGTCGCTGGAACCGCTGCTAGGCCCACTCCCCTCCCTCGACCTGACCGACATCGATTGGGTCATCGTCGGCGGCGAGTCCGGCGTCGGCCATCGGCCCATGAACCCGGAATGGGTCCGGGACCTTCGGGACCGCTGCAACGCCGCCGGAGTCGCCTTCTTCTTCAAGCAATGGGGCGGCAGGACGCCGAAGTCCGGCGGCCGTGAACTGGACGGGCGGACGTGGGACGAGATGCCGCGAACGGTGGTGGCCGCATGACCCCCGACCGCGCCATCGAAAGCCACGCCGTCACCGTCGCCGTCGAGGCCCGGATCACGGAACTCCTGGCACAGCGCCGCTGGGACCGCCGCTGGCGTGCCGACTGGTCCCCTGCCCGCCATGCGCGGGAAGCCGAGCTGCGGGCGCTGGTACGTCTCGTCAGGACCGGACGGCGGCTGGCACGGGAGACGCTGGAACGGCAGGACGCCGTGAGCGCCGCGAAAGCGGATCAGTCGCGATCCGACTACCACGGATGGCAGGCCGCCGGCCCCGTCACCGAGCCCGAGCTGTTCGCGGGCTACGCAGGCAGCCGGCCGTGACCCTGTTAGCCGCCGCTCGAGCCGGGCAGCGTTCCGAACGCCGCCGGATCCTGCGTTTGATCGACGAGATGGCCTGGGCTGCATCCTGCAGTCCGCAACCGGCGGGCAGGGTCGTGGAAGAACGACTTCAGACGCTCCGTGACTTCATCGAACCGCCCCGCGGTCTCCCACGGCGGCGACCAGCATGACCACCAACCAGCCCCTGACCGACGCTCAGCTCTGGGGTGGACCCACACCGCTGCCGCCGATCGTCTGGCGGGCCGGTCGCGACGGCATCGGTCACGCGCTCCCCAAGGGGCCGTCGTACTCCCGCTACCTGTGCAACCGGATGCCGATCGCCGAGCGGTTCGCGTGGCCAATCGTCGCAAAGTGCGAGTGGTGTGTGGCGAAGCTCGAGGAGGTGGCGACCGGCCAGAAGACCGCCTGACCCTGCCCATCGTGGCGTTGACCGACAGACCGAAAGGAACCATCCAATGCCATTCATCGAGATCCACCAGTCCGGCCCTGACATCCCCGACGGCGTGTACCCCGTGACCCTGGTCGACATCAAGGGACCGAAGACCGTCACCGCCCAGCGCGGCCCCAAGGCCGGACAGGACATCGACCTTCTCGACTGGGAGTTCGCGGTCGACGATGGGCCCCACGAGGGCGTCGTCATCTCGGCCACGACATCGACCGCCAGCGGACCGCGATCGAAGATGTACGCCTACCTCACGGCCCTGTTCAACGGTGTCGCCCCGGCGATCGGCGCGAAGTTCGAGAAGACCGACCTGAACGGTCGGCGGGCCCTCGCGACGATCAAGAAGGACGACGGCGGCTGGCTGCGCATCGAAAACCTCGGCGCCATGCCGGCCGCGATGCTCAGCCAGCGAGTCGCCGCGATGACCGGGGCGCCGGTCGCGGTTGACGGAGCTCCGGCTCCTGCAGCGGCCGTTTCCCAGCCCCTCCGTGAAGCTGTCGCGGCTGGGGCCCAGGCCAGCGATCTGCCGTTCTGATGGCCTTGACGATTGGGTCGGGGAAGACGACCCGTGGCATTCCAACGACCTACTCCGGGACTCGTTTCCGGTCGCGGCTCGAGGGGCGATGGGCTGCCTTCTTCGACCTGATCGAATGGCGCTGGATTTACGAGCCGTTCGACGGGGAGGGCTGGATTCCAGACTTCCTCATTCAGGGTCGGTCGCCCTTCCTCGTCGAGGTGGGCCCGTGTGCCACAGATGACGAATACAACGCCAAGGCCGGCAAGACCAGAGCGGCATTTCCGCCAGTCAACGTCTACTGCGAACGGATCGCCCACGAGGAATGCGGTCACGGCGACGACTACATCATCCAGACGGCACCCGAACGCGTGACGCTGGTGGTCGGTGTCGCAGCCCTGTATGAGCCGCGTGAGCTGGTGTCGGGTGAGGCAGCGGGGTTCCTGACCACGGACGGCGCCGCCGACTGGTGGGCGCCCGCGATCTGGGGGCTATGTTCAACCTGCAACCAGATTTGCGTGACTCACGCCTGGGGGGCGTACATCCATTTCCCATGCGGCCACTGGTCCGATAACACGGAGTGGCGCAGCGACTTGGGATGGATGCTCAATGATCGCTGGCAACAGGCCGCGAACTTCGTTCAGTGGCGCGCCAAGAGGCCGGCGTGACGATGGGTTGCCCTGCCCCGACCGCCCTTGCCGGCCAGACGCTCGGCGAAGCGGCCCTGACCTGGGCCTCCTTGGGATGGTCGGTGTTCCCTGTCGTTCCCCGAGGCAAGACGCCCTACGGCACCGGCGAGTTCTGCCAACGGACGGACGACCACACCTGCGGCTTCCGGTGCGCGACGACCGACGCCGGACGGCTCGCCGCGTGGTGGACGGCACATCCCGATTCGAACATCGGCCTGTCCGCACCTGACGCCTTCATCGTCGACGAAGACAGGATCGGCGCCCTGACCGAACACGGCATCAAGCTGCCGAAGTGTCCGTGGTCCGTCACCGGACGGCCGGAAGGAGGTCGGCACTTCTTTTTGCACGCCCCGGCTGATTGGCCGGGTCTTCGCGGTGATTCAGTCAAGGTGACGTACAAGCTGGCCGGCGTCGAGGTCAAGGGCTTCGACAAGGGCTACGTCGTCGCCGCACCGTCGGTCCACTCGAGCGGCGCGACGTACCAACTGCAGATGGGCGGCTATGTTCCCGAGTGCCCAGATTCGATCGTGCGGCAGCTCGTCGACGTGACCAACGTCGGTAGCCCAACCCTGACCTCGCTTATCACCATCACCGGCGGCGGCTACCAGATCCCCGAAACCATCAAGGATGGAGATCGGTACAAGCAGATCACGGCCTACACCGCCCACCTCTATAACCGCCCGATGGCCGTCGACGAAATGTGGCCGCTGGTCGTCAACCTCTTGGCGCCGCACTTCGAAACACCGCTGTCCGTGCCCGAGATCCGTGATCGATTCGATCGGGCCACGAAGGGGATGGGCCGGCGGCTCGGTGACCCACGCGGTCAAGGGTCAACCACGATCGCCACGCCGACCACCCTCGAGGATTCGGCGCTGACCGAGTTTGATTCAGTCCCGGTCGAGTGGCTGTGGTCGTCCTGGCTACCCAAGGGCGTCGTGACTCTGATGGACGGAAATCCCGGCGTGAGCAAGTCCACGGTGGTCGCCGATCTGATCGCCCGGATAACGACGGGTCGAGAGTGGCCCGACGGCACACCGGCCTCTACCGGGCCACAGCGCGCCATGTGGATCACGACGGAAGACGACCCCGGCCGCGTTCTTAGACCGCGAATCGAAGCAGCCGGTGGTGATGCATCCCTCGTCAGATTCGTCACGTCGGAGGTCGTCTTTCCGCAGGCCGCGACCGCCTTTCAGGAGCTCGTGGTCGAACGCGCTTCCGAGCCGCTTGGACTGGCCCTCGTCGTCCTTGACCCCCTGTTCTCGCACATCGACGCCAAGGTCAAGTCGATTGCCGATGCCGACATGCGCCAGGGCGTCATGAACCCGCTCAACAGGGCCGCCGAGGCCGCCGACATCGCGATCCTCGTGGTACGCCACTTCAACAAGGACACGGCAGCTTCGGCCCTCAACCGTGGTGCTGGATCCCTCGGCGGCATCGTCGGCGCAGCACGAGCGGTCTGGTCCGCGACCGTCGACCCCGAAGACGACACGCTCGAGACGAAGGCGATCGGCGTCGCCAAGTTGAACTATGCAAAGGCACCGCCGGCAATCCGGTACCGGGTGGTTGATCGGCTTCCGCCGGGATGGGTCACCGGGAGCGTTTCAGGCATCGAGTGGTTAGGTCCAGCCGCAGTCTCGATCGGCACGATGATGACCGAAACGGCAGCCGTCGGGGATGCAGTGACCGCCTTGGCGGACATCCTTTCGAAAGGGTCGGTCGGGGCCACGGCAGTCAAGAACTCGATGCGTTCCCGCGGATTCGGACGGGAAGCGGTCAACAGTGCAGCGGCCCGAATCAGGGTCGTCAAGGCCAAGCTTGGCATGACCGGGCCGTGGGAGTGGTCTCTCCCCGAAGGATACGGTGCCGAAGGATACGGCCCCGCTTCTTCCGCATCTTTGCTGTCACCTTCGTTGAACGGCACGAAGGATACAGGGCTCTCTAGAGCCACCTTAGATACATCTTCCGCATCTTCGAAGGATACGGAAGGAGCCGGTAACGGGGTGCCCCCCGCGCACGCGCGCTCGCGCGAGGACTCCCCGATCCTGACAGTGGTACCGGATCGTGCGGAGCCGGTGTCCTGGTGCCACTTCGTTGTCGACCACCAGTTCGAACACCGCGATGTCTTGACCGACTCGCCTTGGTGTGTCGTCTGCACCCCGAAGGAGATCAGGGCATGACGGCACCCGCAACTCGCCCCCTAATCGAAGTCGGCGCAGCGGTCGCCGGCCCGCGCAATGCCGACACGGACCCGAAGTCAGGTCTCCGGTACTACACCTGGCAGGGCGTCAGGTATCCATCGGTCACGACGATCCGCAGGCTGGCCGGGATTCCGCATGAGCTCCACCAGTGGGCCATCAACCAGGTCATCAACCGGGTGTTAGATGAGGCCCCGTCGATTGCCACGCGTCTCGGATCGGGTGAGCCGAGCCAAGTGGCCCTCGTCCGACACTACTTGCGCGAAGCTGCAACTGAGCAGCGGGATAAAGCGGCCGCGCTGGGGATCGCGGTTCACGCCGCTGCCGCCGAGGGCAAGGCGTTGACCGAGGTGGGAGCAGACATTGCCCCGCATCTGCGGCAGTACCTCGACTGGCGTGAGAAGTCGCGGGTCGAGATCCTTGCCAGCGAGTTCCAGGTCTGGAACCCGGTGGTCGGATACGCCGGCACCTGCGACCTCCTCGGCCGGTTCCCCGATGGGTCGATCTGGGTGGTCGACATTAAGACCGGCAAGGGGACTTACGGCGAGCACGCGTTGCAGCTCATGGCCTACCTGATGGGTGAGTTCGTCGGCGAGGACGATCAGGTGGATTTGTCGACCACGGAGCTGCTGCACGATGCGAAGGGAATCGCTGTGCTGCACTTGGGCGTCGACGGCTGGGAGTTCTATTCGCTTGATGCGTCGCCTGAGACGTGGAATGCCTACCGCGGACTCCTGACGTTCGGCGTCTGGATGGCCGCCCACGGGACCATTGAGTCCGTGACGCTCGGCTCGAGGAAGGGCGCGGCATGAGAGCCGTGGCCGACACCCTGCCGCCCCTGTCCGAGAAGGAGTTTCAGCGGCAGGTGCTCGACCTGGCCGGCCTGTTCGGCTGGTCCTCGTATCACCCGATGCTGTCCAAGTGGTCAGAGCGCGGCTGGCCGGATCTCGCCCTCGTCCGGCCGCCGCGGCTGGTCTTCGCCGAGCTCAAGCGGGAGAACGGCAAGACGACCGAGCACCAGGACCGCTGGCTCGGTCTGCTGGCCGGCTGCCCGGTCGAGGTTTACCTGTGGCGGCCGAGCGACCTCGAGCAGATCACGGCGGTGCTCAGATGACGGGCCGCGGCCGCCGCGGCTGTAGCGTTCTGCCCTATCTCGTCTTCCTCGCCATCGTCTCCCTGTCGAGCCTCGCCGGAGTTGCGACGCGCCCGGAGACCAGCGAAGTGCTTGCCACGCCGGCGACGGCTGGTGGCGGCTCGTCCGCGGCTTCGCTGGTCCCTGGGGCGGCTCACCCCGTCCCGACTCCCTCCCTCGCCAGCGGCAACCCGGCGGCCGTCGCCGTGCTGCCCTCGTCGGTGCCCGACGTGTCCGAGCTGGCAACTGCTAATCGAGAGCTAACTTCGACGGAGTTAGCACCTACCCTCCAGGGAACGTGGTCCTACGCCGACCCGGCCTACGGTCCGCACTACCTGGCAATCCCCAACGGCCCCGGCTGGCGGGTCACGATCTGCGGGCCGGCGGCGTGCCTCGAGCGCGTGTCCACGGACGCTGGGCCGGTTCTGCCGCTCCAGCGCGAGGGCCGGATCGGGGACCTGTCGGCGGTCATGTTCGAGACGTTGTGCGGGATGACCCCGGCGCAGCGGGTGGCCGTCGGCCTGTGTCCGGGCACCGTGACGATACTCGGGCGCGCGCCCGCAAAGGCGACACTCCCACCCACGGCCGGATCGGGTGATCGCGTTCTTCGGTCCGGGGCCTGAGACAAGAGGGACGCGGCACACCGTTGACGCGGCCATTCGTGCGCGCATTCCCGTGGTCATCTTCCGGCAGGCGACCGCGCAATGGGAAACGATATGGCCGCCGACCGACGCGAAAGGAGACCCATCGTGACCGACCAGGCAGCGGAGCGAGAGGCGTCAGGGCCGCTGACGGCAGAGGAGGAGGCGATGGCGCGGGCCATTGCCGAGTACTGGCGACGGCGCTATGGCGACGGCGATGCTTCGGCGCAGGCTGACAACCCGCACAACATCGAAGCCGCCCGCGAGATCGTGGCGTTGTTCGACGCCGAACGGGCAGCCCGAGCCGAGCCGGACCCGGATGGTCGTCCGCCGCTTCCCCGTGAGACGGTCGCCTGCGACAAAGGTTTCATGGCCGGTGTTCTCAATGAACGCGAACGCAACCGTAGGGCAGCCCGAGCCGAGCCGGGGCTGCGAGAGCTACGCCGCAAGGTTGTGCGGTTGGACGTGAACGGCACCTCGTCATGGGTGTCCGGCTTCGGCTATGCCCGCGACAAGGTACTCGACCTCATCGACGCCGCCTTGGAGGCCCACGGTGAGTGACTCAGAGCGGGCGCTGACGGAAGGCGAGCCGCGATGTGCATACCAATGTCCGTATTCCGAGGCTCGCCACTCCAACTGGAACGCCGGTCACGACTTCGTGTTTCCGCCATTCCGGGCAGCCCGAGCCGAGCCGGGGCTGCGAGATAGGTTGCGGCGCGTGTTCCACGAGGAGTACGAGCACGATCAGAGCGGCGACCACTATTACGGATGCCAGCACAAGAACCAGCACGAGACAACGTGGGACTGCGCCGCTCGCGCCGACGAGATTGTCGCTGCCTTGGAGGCCCCCGCTGAACCACGCCCCGGACATGACGACTGGTGCGACGGTTCAGGTTCGTCGGCGGGAAGTGCATGTTGTCATCTAGCTGCCCACGGTGAACCACAGGAGGGGGAGTGATGAGCGGACGATTTTCGTTGACTTCGGTGGTCGCCGCAGCTACGATTACGGCGCAGGGCCTAGCTGCGAACCGAATAGACTCATCTGCGCCCGTTGTCAGAGCTAGGCCCTCTGGCAGCGGGCGTTGTGATTGGAGGGCCTAGCTCCATGGACACAAGCGATTTCGCAGCGGTTCTGCGAGCGCATGGCGATGTGGTCGAGTACGACGAGCACGAGGGATGGCTCGTACAGACGCAACCCAATGGTGCCTCGGCGATCATCGCTCGCGACGTTGAACCGGGCTTTGGCCGGTGGGTGGCCGCGCAGTTCGATGCCGACCCGGTGAGGGTCATCGGATGAGCAACGAACGTTGGCGACCGCCGTTCGGCCCTGAGCCTGCCCGGCTGCGTCGGCTGTGCGGCGCTCGATGGGTGGTACGCCACGTGGGAAGGAGGGCTCGCGCGATGGGACTGACCGAGGAACGCTACGTCATCGAAACCACTTGCCCCAACTGCGGCCATGTAGCGAAGGCGGAGACGACGGTCGAGGCGTTGTCGAAGGCTCGCGACTGGGCCTACCGCCGCTCCTCCGAGGATGTACTGCCGAGCGGCGCAGCCCGAGCCGAGCCGGGGCTGCGAGAGGCGCTGCGTGTCCTGCGAGGAATGAATGACGACCTCGCGGATGCCGTTCTTGCGGGCGTGAAGCCCGACGACATTGGGCAGCCTGACTGGGACGCGGCCAACGACATGTTCGCCGCCGCCTTGGAGGCCCACGGTGAGCCACAGGCCGAGCCGTGAAGCTCCTCGTCCTCCTGGCCGTCATCCTGGAGTTGTGGCTCCTGTGGATCTTGGCTCGTCCGATATGCGGTGAGTGTGGGAAGGAACGATGAACGAACTGGACGCGGAGCTGTTGGCTCAGGCAATGGTGCAGCCGAAGTATGCGGAGTTTGGCGGCGATCTCGACAGTGACGACTGGATGACGCTGTTCGATTGGCACCGCGAGGAACACGACATCGAAAAAGCGCGGGCCGCTGCAAAGGTCATCATTCGCCGGTATGTCGCCCTCCAGTCCCACCAGGAGGCCGGGAAGGAGCCGACGTGACGCGGTTGAGCTTCTGGATTCGCGGCGATTGGGGCTGGTTGAAGTTCTGGCGTCCAGAGAACCGCGTGCGGCCCTTCTTCGTCATCGTCGGTGGTCAGTACATCTCTCGTGAACGCGATGAGCGATTGGTCGCTCACATTCGGCAGTGGATCTGGCCGTGACCCCCACCGACCAGCCCACCCCCGCCGAACTCCGGGCGCTCCGCGCTTACTGGGAGGCGGGGTCGGTCAATGCCGCGGCGAAGTCGCTGCGCCTTGCGCCCGACACGATCCGGCACCAGTTACGGTCTATCCGTTCTAAAGTCGGCGCCCATTCGACGGCTCGCGCCATTTGGCTGCTAAGGGACAAGCTCGCCGCATAGCCCGATCGTGCGTAGCTGCGCCGTGGTATGCGGCACAGAATGACGTGCGATGGATTCACCCGTCGCATTCCGGCGTGTCCCGTGAGCTTTGACTGGTGGCTCGGGCTTTTTGCCGGGCTCACCCTGTCCCCTGCCCTGTGGTGGCCGGCCGATCGCTTCCTCGTCCCAGCCATTCGTCGCGTCCTAGTGACGACCCGTGGAGGGTCGTGATGGGGACCGGCTCCCGTACTTCGGGCGGGCGCGGATCGCCGCCGGCCTCGGTCTTGCATCCCTTGTCGTCATCCTGGCGCTGGCCGACGCGGTATCTCCCGACTACAGCCTCGATTCCATCGTCCTCGGGCTTCTGCTGGGGGCCAGCCTGCTCTTTCTCGGGATCGAGGCGGGAAGGGGGTTCCTGCGATGACCGTGTTCTACGCGGCGGTCGGGCTGGTGGCGACGCTGATCTACGGACGGGTCTTCCTGCGGCGCTGGTCGAGGCTCCGTTTACGGAAGGACGCGCGGGCTCGTCGGGAGCTGATGACGGCGCTCGCCTTCCTGTTCGTGGCGGGTGGCCTGTTGGTGACGACGATCCTCGGCTCGGTCGGGGCCCCGCCGAATCTCCGTCTCGTGGTGGGGGCGATGACGGTCGGGGCCTTCGTGGCGGCGGCCTTCGTCTTCGACCAGGAGGACGCGAGTGATGGGCCGTCATGAGTGACCTCGACATCCCGGCCACCCTGACCGCCTCCGCGGCAGTCGTCACGGCGCTCGGCGTGATCCTCATCGCCTACTGGTCGTATCGCGGCAAGGAGCGTGCATCCAAGGCCGCCGATTTCGCGGAGGATGCCACCAGGGCCATCGTCGCCATCGGCGACAAGTTGTACACGCTGGACAAGCGCGTCGACGGCCGTCTGACGCAGCTGCTCGAGCAGGTCCGCTCCGAGGGGCTCATAGCGGCTGACCTCGCTCGATCCGAGGGTCGCGCCCAGGGCGAGCAGGCCCAGCGGGACCGCGCCTCGGAGGCGCAGCCGTGATGCGCGACGGGTACGGCCGCAAGCGCTCGGCGCGGTCGATCCCGACCGGCGTCGGGTCCCGGGGCGGCTGGTCGCACACCGCCGCCTACTGGCGGGCCTGGCGCCGGAACCATCCCGACTACCGGGAGCGAGAGCGGACGCGCTGCATCCGTCGGCGCCTGATCCTCCGGATCCGGGCCATTGCTGAGACCGGCACGGACGCGGGCTACTCCCGCAGGGCAGCCCGGCTGGCAGCCCGCGCCGGTCTCGCCGAGGCCGCGGCATGACCCTGCCCGCCCGCCTCGCCGGGCACGTCCACGTCAGCGAGCGCGAATCGGCCCACCACTGGCCCGACGGCCAGTTCGACGACGCCGCCTGGGAGGACTGCACGATGTGCGCGGGCGTCATGTTCGCCCGCCTTGCCCACGACCTCGACATCGCCCCGCTGCACCGCGAGGCCGAGGCGCTCCGCGACGACGCCGGCGAGGATCCGATCGGCGGCACGTCGACGCAGGACCTGGACCGCGGCCTGCGCCGCCGCTACGGCTGGACAGGCGCCCGCCTCGTCGCGGGTTTCGACGAGCTCTGGAAGTCCCCGACGCCGTGGGTCGCCGCGGTCCAGGGGTCCATGGGCGCGTTCGGGCGGGATCACCGCCTTCGCCGGCACCAGCGCTCGTTCGCCGGCGCCCACGACGTGCTGATCGCGCGGCTGTCCGCCGAGGACCGCGCCTGGTGGGACGACCCGCTCGCGCCGGTCGGCGCCTACCAGGGCGAGTGGGCGAGCAAGGCCGAGATCCGCTCGTACGTCACCCGGCTCGCGCAGCAGTTCACGCCATGGGCGGCCCTCGCGCCGATCCGCCTGGCCGTCTCCCTGCCCGACACGTCGACCACCGAGGCCCGCCGCGTCCGGGTCGCCCCCGGAGCCTGGTTCGACTACGCGGTCTCGGGCTCGAAGCCATACACGTTCAGCCGTGTGCCGCGCACCACCAAGGGCTTCTCGGCCGAGATCGGCCGGGAGGTCACCACCACCTGGGCCGGCGCCACGCGCCGCCTCGTCAGGGTCACCAGCGGGGCCTACCTCGGCCGCTGGGTCGATCTCAACGACGCCGGCAGCGTGTCGCTGCTGGCCGCATAAGGAGGACTCCAGTGGCTCTCACCCTCACCCAGCTCGTCGACGCGGTCGACAAGTACGCCCACCTCGACGGCCCCAAGGCGGTCGCCGCGCTCGATCGCAACCTGACCCTCCTTCGTGGCCGTGTAGGCCCGCTCGAGAAGGTTGTCGCCATCCTGGCCGATGCCGAACCGCTCAGCGACAAGCCCGGCGTCGCCATCCATCAGATCCTCGCCGCGATCGGCCATCCGGTCGAGTTCGGCCCCAACGGCGAGAGCCTCGCGCTCAACCCGGCTTCGGTGATCGCGGATGCATCGCCGGACCAGATCCGCCAGCTCGCCCTCCTCGGCTTCTTCGGCCAGCCGGGCAGCCACGACGTCGACTACAGCCTGTTCGAGCGGTACTACGAGACCGACGGGCAGGGCAACTGGGCGCCCAAGGAC